GCGTGCCCGAGCGGGCTGTCCTTGCGGCAGACGATCCGCTTGCCGAACTCGTCCACCGCCAGCACGCCGCGCCACTGCGGCAGGTTCTCCAGCAGGCGGATGAGGTTGTCCCGGTGCGGGCTGATGCCAGCGCCGTTGCGCCCCGTCAGCAGCTGGCAGAACATCACCGGCAGCTCGCCCCAGGAAGTCCGCGCGGTAGCCCCGCTGGGGTCCTGAGCCTTTTGCGCGTCGGCGACCTGGTCGGCAATGACGCGCAGGCGATCCGCTTCATCGGCCATGCTCTGCGATCTCGTTGATCAGCGCCGAGCACACGCGCGCCGATCGCCCTGCCGCTTTCCTGTCCATCGTCGCCACGTCGCGGCCGGAGGCCAGATCCTCTAGCAGCACCCATGCCGTAAACAGCTCACGGTGCAGTGCGCGCACCGCGTCGGACTGGCTCCACGGCCGGCGCTCGCGCGGCGCCGACTGCCGCTCGCCCTCGAACCGGCTGCGCGGCGGGAACAGCGTCTCCATGTCCACGCCGGCGGCGCGCACCACGTCGGCCGCGCCGCAGCCGGCGAAGCAGTGCAGCAGCACCCGGCCGTCGGCCAGCTCGCGCACGCTCAGCGACGGGCCCTTGTCCTTGTGTGCCGGGCAGGCAGCCATCCAGCGGCCGTCGCCGGTGCGCTTCACCTTCGCCAGCCGGCCAAGCAGGTCTTCAACCATCAGCGAGCCCCGCCTTGTCCAGCCACTCGCGCGCCTTGGCTGCGATCGGCTCCGGGGCCGTCGTCGCCAGGTGGTAGGCCATGCCGCGCCGGTGCGCACCAAGCTGCGCGCGCGCCATCAGCCGCCGGGCACAGGCCGGGCAGCCCACGTCGAAAATGCCGGAACGGTCCCCCTGCGCGCACGCGGCGCATGCTTCCCCCTCGCTCACAAGCCGAGCTTCTTGCCAAGCCGCCGGATGAAGTGCTCGTAATCGCCCGGCTTAGAGTTCGCGTCGCGCAGAAACTCGGCTTTGTGCCGCTCGTACTCGCGCCAGCGCGCCGCGCCGGTGCGCTTCGGGCGTTGGCGCGGCTTCACAGCGGAATCCATGCCGCCGTCTCCCGGTAGAAGCGGCCAGCGATCACGCAGCAGGCTGTGCGCAGGCTGACGCCGAAGTGCCTTGCGAGGCTGGTCGCAGTCTCTCCCTCTGCCGCCCTCCGGCGCATTTCGCGCGCCTTGTCCATGTCGAGCTTCGCCCGCGCGCGACGCGCCGCAGTCATGCGAATTCGCACGTCGGCAGGCTTGTTGGTAATGCGCTGCGCCTGGTTCGCCGAGTGCAGCACCACGCGCAGATGTTCCGGCGCCACGCAAGCACGCTTCCCGCAGGTGGCCGTGACAACGTAGCCCTTCGGCACAGCACGACCGCGCATCAGCTCTACGAGGAAGCGCCGGCCGAGATGCCGCTTTCCGGTCCACACGCGCGGGTAGCCTGAGTCCGTAAGGCAGCCGGCCCAGACAAGGCAACCGCCCTCGCCACGGCGGGTGATTGAGAGAAGATGCTCAAGGCGCTTGGCGTTGGTCATGCCCTACGCCTCCCGGCGTTGCCGTTGATGCGCGCCTCTATTCCCTCGCGCGTCAGGGCCTCGACCAGTAGCTTGCAGCCGTGGATACGGTCCATGGCCCAGCGGTGCAGCACCTCGCGCGCGATCTCGCTCTTGTCGACACCAGTGGCGGCGTGCTCGGCGTCGAGCGCCGCGTTCGTCTCGCGGGTGATCTTGGCGCGGAGGTCGACCAGGTCGGCCATCTAGGCGGCCTCGTCGTGCTGGTGTGCTTCCTCGTCGGCCGCCATCTCACGCGCCGGCAGCGCGCCGGCGGTGATGCGGTCAAGTTTCACGGCGCTGCGTGGCGAGAAGCCACGCTCCCGCCACTGGGTCACCGCCTGCGGAGTCACGCCAAGCGCGCGCGCCAGGTCGGCCTGAGATCCGAAGAACTCGACCGCCTTGGCGAATCCGGCATGCACGACACGGGCGTCCATGCGGCGGATTATGAAGTTCGACTTTACATCTCGTCAAGCCGCGATTGCTCACCGCCACTTTACCGAGTGCCACAGTCGGACACATGAGCGCGACAGCCACTCTCGCCGACCGCATCCGCGAGACGATCGGCATGGACAACGCCTACGACGTTGCGCGCAAGCTCGCCGAGCAGGGCGCGGTGATCACGCCGCAGGCGATCTATCGCTGGCTGGAGGGGTCAGACGTCAAGCAGGAAAATCTCGCCGCCCTGGCGCGCGCCTACGGTGTGCCGGAGGCATGGCTGCGCTACGGCGAGGGACCGAAGCAGCAGCTCAGCGAGTCACAGCAGGCCGCCGCCAAGCTGTTCGAGGAGCTGCCGCCGGAAATGGCGCAGCAGTCGCTCGACTTCATCGAGTACCAGCTGCACCGGTCCACCTCGGTGATCGCGGGCGAAAGGCTCGCCCACTACATGACCTGGATCAGCCGTATCCGGGCCAACCTCGAGGAAAAGAAGAAGCGCTAGGCCTTCTGCTCGGCCAGCATCTTCCGCGCCACTGGTGAGTCCAGAGGCACCAGCGTCGCCGCACCGCAGCTGCGGCACACCTTCTGCTTCGTCGTGAGCCGCCAGATCGAGTAGATCAGGCCCGGCACCAGGAAGCACAGCCACAGCACGATCTCGATCAACAGGCTGCCGCGCGTGTGACTTTTCGGCGCGCCGACCGCGCCGCACGTCGTGCAGAACTTGTCGCTCATTGCCCTCTCCTGAAGCCGCCCCGCGCGGGCGGCCGACTTGACCGTACCACCGATGCGGCACGGTCATATTAACTACCGCTTGACTTTCTATAAAGTCGCACTTCACAATGGCGGCATGACACAGATCAACCCGCTCTACCGCTACCGCGTCGCGCTGGTCCGCCGGGCCGACGCCGGGCTCACCGCCGACGCCGAGCTGCGCGAGCACATCGTCGTCCACGCGCCGAACGCCATCGCCGCCCAGCTGCTCGCCCGCGCCGTCACCGGCGCCGCGATTGCGCTGGAGCCCGAGCGTCTGGGCGAAGTGGCCCCGCATCAACTGGACGTCGCCCGCTCCGAGTGCGGCGGCTTCGTGGGGTTTGCATGAACCGTAACGGGTTCCAGGCAGAACGCGCAGGTTGGCCCCTGCGCGGACGCGAACGTACCGACGCACAGCAAGACGGGGCCTGCCGCCCGTCGTCGGAGCCAAACGATGCAACGTCGCTGCGGCTAGCCACCGGGCGCGCGAGGGAAGACACAACCGCGCATGGCCGTGACGGGGCCATTAATTCGACCCGCCTGCCCTGGCTGCAGCGCGCCGCCAACGCCGTGACGCCCGAGCTGGGCGACGCGGTGGTCTTGGCGGTCGCCGTGGCGGCGGTGGCGGTGGTGGTGGTGCTGGCGGCGACTGGGGCGCTGTGACCACCCCGCTCGCCAAGCCCGTCTCCCGGCGCAGCACCGGCGCCGGCGTCAACCGCCGGCAGTACGTCGTCACGCTCGCCCCGGGCGACATCATCGGCTTTCGCGACGTGCGCAGCCGCACCACCTACTGGCTGCCGCTGGCCGCCTGCTACGCGCAGGCCGTGCGGGCCGAGGTCGCGCGGCGGCGCGCGGAGAAGGCCGCCAAACGCAAGACCCACCGGAGATGACCATGCTCATCCAACACCTGGCCGCCGCCTGGAAGGCCGTCGCCGAACTGCAGCAGCTCGGCTGCAACGTGCTGCTGATCGAGGTCGACAAGTGGGCCGACGCGCCGAAAATCTTGATCGCCGACCCCGGCGCCCTGCTCGATCACATCGACGGCATGAGCGTCGACACCTCGGCGGTCGAGTACGTCAAGCAGGGCGTGCGGGTGGCCGGCTGCAAGGTGGTCTGGTACCTGGTCACCGACATCGAAGCCGCCGCGCGGGACACCGCGGACGCCATGACGGCCGCCGCCGACAGCCTGCGCGAGGCGCTGTCGTGACCCCACGCTACTACTTCCCCCTCGGCCCCGTGGCGCAGACGCCGCACAGCCGCTACGCGGTGGTGGCCGGCGACGGCGTCACGGTGCTGAGCACGCAGATCAGCGTGCCCGACCTGGTCGAGATCGAGCGCCCGGCGGTGCTGCGCTGGCTGGATGTCGAGGAGAGCGACGTGCAGATCAGGCGCTACCGGATCAACGAGGCGCCGCTGTCGCGCAACGGCCAGCAGCCGCGGCGGATGACGTGGAAGCGGTCGGGCAGGCGGGCCGAGGGCGGGCTATGAGCTACGCCGACTACATCGGCCGCAAGCTGACGATCATGCCGCCGACCGGCCTGACCGATCTTTCCGCCATGACAGAGGTCGGCATGTTCGAGCACCAGATCGCATTGACGCAATGGGCGCTGCGTCGTGGTCGGGCGGCGATCTTCGCCGACACCGGCCTCGGTAAGACGCGGATGCAGCTCGCGTGGGCGGACGCCGTCTACAAGGCGACCGGCAAGAGCGTGCTGATACTGGCTCCGCTCGCCGTCGCCGAGCAGACCGTACTAGAAGGCGCGGAGATCGGCATCGGCGTCAATCACATGCGCTACGACTTGGATCTTTTGCCTGGCATCAACATCACCAACTACGAGCGGCTGCACAAGATCCAGCCGTCGTGGTTCGGCGCCGTCGTGCTCGACGAGAGCAGCGTCATCAAACACCACGACGCCAAGACTTTCACGCGGCTTACCGAGGCATTTGCAGCCACGCCGTTCAAGCTATGCGCAACCGCAACGCCGGCGCCGAACGACTGGACAGAGCTGGGGACGCACGCTGAGTTCCTCGGAATATGCACTCGGTCGGAGATGCTGTCAGAGTTCTTCATCCACGACGGCGCGGAGACGCAAGTCTGGCGCCTGAAGGGACATGCCCGCCATCTGTTCTGGCGCTGGGTCTCCAGCTGGGGCGCGATGCTGCGCAAGCCGTCCGACCTCGGCTATGACGACTCGGCCTACGAGCTGCCGCCGCTGGAGGTCACTGAGCACACGGTAGCGGCTCACAAGTCGACCGACGGGATGCTGTTTGCTCTTGAGGCGCAGACGCTATCGGAGCGCCGCGGCGCCAGACGCAATAGCCTCGATGCCCGTGTCGCCGAGTGCTCTGCAATGGTCAACGCCGATCGCCAGCCGTGGATCGTCTGGTGCGACACGAATGCCGAGAGCGATGCACTGGTGAAGGCGATACCGGACGCCATCGAGATCCGTGGGGCGAACGACGCTGAATACAAGGAGCGCGCACTCCTCGACTTTGCCGCCGGGAAGATCCGGGTGCTGGTCACGAAGCCGTCGATCGCTGGATTCGGCCTGAACTGGCAGCACTGCGCGCGGATGGCGTTCGTCGGCGTAACTGACAGCTTCGAGAGCTACTACCAGGCCGTCAGGCGGTGCTGGCGCTTCGGCCAGAAGCGTCACGTCCACGTCCATATCTTCGCCAGCGAACTCGAAGGCGCGATCGTCGCCAACCTTCGCCGGAAGGAAAGGGACGCAAGGCTGATGGGAGACGCCCTATCTGCCGAGACCAATGAGGCCGTGCGCTCCGAGGTATTCGGCGCGACTCGGGAGACGAACGAATACCTGCCTCGGCAGAGCGTCAATGCTCCGTCGTGGCTGCAGACGGAGGCCGCATGAACTGCCTGAATCAATCCGCCGGAGATGGCTGGACGCTGTACCACGGCGACTGCGTGGAAGTCCTGCAAGGCTTCCCGCCCAAGAGCGTCGACTACTCGATCTTCTCGCCGCCGTTCGCCTCGCTGTACACCTACTCGAACAGCCCGCGCGACATGGGCAACTGCCGAAGTCACGAGGAGTTCTTCGATCACTTCGACTTCCTCGTTCAGCAGCTTCTGCGGGTGATGAAGCCGTGCCGCAATGTCAGCTTCCACTGCATGCTGATGCCGACCAGCAAGGAGCGGGACGGCTACATCGGCCTGCGCGACTTCCGCGGCGACCTGATCCGAGCGTTTCAGAGGCGAGGATTCATCTACGCCAGCGAGGTATGCATCTGGAAGGATCCGGTAACGGCGATGCAGCGCACCAAGGCGCTCGGTCTGCTGCACAAGACCGTCCGCGAGAACGCCAGCATGAGCCGGCAGGGCATACCTGACTATCTGGTGACGATGCGGGCGCCTGGTGAAGTCGAGGATCGGGTAAAGCACGATTCGAAGCAGTACCCAGTCGACAAGTGGCAGAAGGTGGCCTCACCGATTTGGACTGACATCGACCCGCAGGACACGCTGCAGTACCAGTCGGCACGCGAGCATGAGGATGAACGGCACATCTGCCCACTGCAACTCGAGGTGATTCGCCGCGGCGTCGATCTGTGGACGAATCCAGGCGACGTTGTGCTGAGTCCGTTCGCCGGCATCGGCAGCGAAGGTTACGTGTCTCTGCAGATGGGGCGGCGCTTCGTCGGCGTCGAGTTGAAGACGAGCTACTACGAGCAGGCGGCGCGTAATTTGGCGAATGCTCTGGCTCAGTCCGATCTGTTCGAGGCCGCCTGATGGAAGCCCTCATCGTCCCGAATGTCGGCACCATCGTCCTTCGTGAGGACGGATCGGTGGCGATCGTTGACCGCAACCGGCAGCAGTTCGTTCTCGCTCCGGCCGTGGTAGACGCTCTACGGCGCATGTTGGCCGAGGGCGGTGTATGAGCCACGCCGATCCTTGGGGCGGCTTGGCCGAGTGGGTGCGCCGCGAGTGCGAGGCGCTGCGCCGGGCGATCGTCCAGCAGTTCCGCCGGCTGCGCGAGCAACAAACCAGAGAACGAAATCTAACGGAGTGAGCAAATGGAAACGAAAACAGTGCTTCAGGGATTTGCAATAGTCGTGCTGGATCGCGGCTTTGTCTACGTCGGCGACGTGTCCTGCGACTCGGACTGGTGCGTCATAACAAACGCCTCGAATATCCGCATCTGGGGAACCACCAACGGGCTCGGCGAACTGGTGAGCGGCCCCACCAGTAAGACCGTGCTGGATCGCGTTGGCACCGTTCGCGCTCCGATGCGTGCTGTGATTAGCATCATCGAAGCAAAATGGAAGAACTGACGCTCACGCTTGACGGCGACGGCGACGGCTACGGCTACGGCGACGGCGACGGCGACGGCTACGGCTACGGCTACGGCGACGGCGACGGCTACGGCTCCGGCTACGGCGACGGCGACGGCTACGGCTACGGCTCCGGCTACGGCTACGGCGACGGCTACGGCTACGGCGACGGCGACGGCTCCGGCTACGGCGACGGCTACGGCTCCCGCTACGGCTACGGCTAATGATCCGCCTCCTCTACCTCCGGTGGCTAGCCGGCGCCCTCGCGCAGCAGGAAGCCGGCCTGCAGGCCGAGCTGGCCGGCGTGGAGTACATGCTTCGCCGGAATGCCGAGCGGCAGCGGCAGGTCGCCGGGCAACTGGCGATGGCCGAGGTCGAGCGCAGGTACAGGGTGGTCAGGTGAAAGTCTTGGTGGCGTGCGAGTTCAGTGGAGTTGTGCGGCGAGCCTTTGCGGCCCGCGGACACGATGCCTGGTCATGCGATCTGCTGCCGGCTGAGGACGGCTCGCTGAATCACATACATGGTGACGTGGTGGACGTGCTTGGCAATGGATGGGGCTTGATGATTGCACACCCGCCATGCACCCATCTGGCAGTCAGCGGAGCCCGCTGGTTCAAGGACAAGCGTCCGGAGCAGGAAAGGGCGTTGTGGTTCGTCAGGTTGCTTATGAACGCGCCAATCGAGCGTATCTGCATAGAGAACCCGATCAGCATCATCAGCAGCCGCATTCGCAAACCCGACCAGATAATTCAGCCGTGGCAGTTTGGACACGGCGAAACGAAGGCGACCTGTCTATGGCTGACGAATTTGCAGTCTCTGGTGCCGACAAACGTAGTCGACGGTCGAGAGGCAAGGGTACACCGTATGCCGCCAGGCCCTGACCGTTGGAAAGAGCGTAGCCGCACATATACAGGCATTGCGGCGGCCATGGCAGAGCAGTGGGGATGAAGCGCCGTTCTCGAATGGCTAACCTTGCCGATCTGGCTGCCGGCCATGAAACTTCAAGCGTTGCACAGAGCGTGCTCTCCCCCCAGGGATCGCCCCCGCGCCGGCCGGGTATCTGTGCGAGCCGGCACCTTTTCAGAGGGCACCGATGATCCGTCTCCTCCTCCTCCGCTGGCGCGCCCGTCAACTGCGTTACGCCATCGACAGCATCCGCGGCAACCTGGCCGAGGCCGAGGCGGCGGAGGCGTACTTCCGATCGGAACTACGGCGGGTGCAGGCGCAGATCAGCATGGTCGAACTTGATCGTAGGTATGCGCGGGATGCCTAACGCACAAAGTCACCGGCCGCTAGGTCCGGTGGACTGACGGGTTGGGCGGCACTTTTTGGAGATTTCGATGAACGACGACGAAGAACTGCACAAAGCGTGGGTTGATGCGTGCATGGATGTGGCGCACGACTTCGCAGAGGAATACTGCAACATGCAGTGCGACGGCACCCGCAGCCATCTTGAGGCCGCGACTGCTCACCGGACAAAACTGCGCGACATGCTATGGAATGTGCCAACCAGCATGGCGCTGACGGACCAGGAATTGCAGGCTGGTGTGGCGTTGCAGAGAAAGGAGGCCGAGCGGCTGCGGGCCGAGCTTGCCGCGTACAAGGACGCCGCCACCGCGCGAGACA